TATAAATGGTGATTTATCATATTTAAATCTTGATTGGAAACCTGTACCTATAATACCTAAGTTTGTTGATATAGTTGTAAACGGTATGCAAGATAGATTGTTTTCAATCAAAGCATTTGCACAAGATCCAACATCAACTAAAGAAAGAACTAATTTTGTAGAAGGAGTACAAGAAGATATTTTAGCAAAAGAATTTATTGGTGAAATAGAACAAAAATTAGGTATAGATGTTGCAAATGTAAAAGGAGATGATATTCCTCAATCAAAAGAAGAATTAGAACTATATATGCAAATAGGCTATAAACCTTCTATTGAGATTGCGCATGAACAAGCTATTGACAATGTATTTAAACGAAATAGCTATCACGAATTAAAAAAACGATTAGATTATGACCAAACTGTCTTGGGTATATCTTGTGCTAAGCATACTTTTAATAATACTGACGGTATTAAACTCGAATACGTAGATCCTGCTAATTTAATATATTCTTATACAGAGGATCCTAATTTTCAAGATGTATATTATTTTGGTGAAATAAAACAAATAAAATCTAACGAACTTAAAAAACAGTTTCCTGGTTTATCAGACGAAGAGTTTGAAGATTGTGTAAAAAGATCTGGTAAGATTAATCAGTATGATTATACAAATAACGATTCAAATGATTCTTATGATTCTAATACATTAACTGTAATGTATTTTAATTGGAAAACGTGGGAACAAAGTGTTTTTAAAGTAAAAGAAACATCCTCTGGTGGTAAAAAAGCAATTAAAAAAGATGACAAATTTAATCCACCTAAAGATCAAAGAACAAGATTTGAAAAAGTAGCACAAGCAAGAGAGGTTGTTTATGAAGGAATGATGGTTTTAGGTGCTAATAAACTTTTAAAATGGGAAAAAGCTAAAAACATGGTGCGTCCTGATTCTAACGTAAATAAAGTTATGATGAATTATGTTGTAACTGCACCACGTTTTTATAAAGGTAAAATTGAAAGTTTAGTTAGTAGAATGATAACCTATGCTGATCTTATTCAATTAACACATTTAAAACTACAACAAGTAATACAAAGAATGACACCATCTGGTGTATTTGTAGATGCGGATGGATTATCTGAAATAGATTTAGGTAATGGCACAAACTATAATCCACAAGAAGCATTAAATTTATATTTTCAAACAGGATCAATTATAGGTAGATCTACAAATGTAGAAGGAGATCCTAATCCAGGTAGATTGCCAATACAAGAATTACCCGGGGGTGGTGGCCAACAATCAAATCTTTTAATACAAGCATATAATTATTATTTAAATATGATAAGAGATGTGACTGGATTAAATGAAGCAAGAGATGGTTCTGATCCAGATCCAAATGCTTTAGTTGGCGTACAAAAATTAGCAGCGGCAAATTCTAATACTGCAACAAGGCATATATTGCATAGTTCTTTATATTTAACAATTTCTTTAGCAGAAGCAATATCTATTAGAATAAAAGATGTATTAGAGTTTCATCCACAAAGAGATGCTTTTATAACTAGTATAGGTAGATTTAGTGTTGGAGCTTTAAAAGAAGTTGGAAGTTTACATTTACATGACTTTGGCATCTTTTTAGAATTAGATCCTGATGCAGATGAAAAACAATTAGTTGAAAACAATATACAAGCTGCTTTATCAAGAGATCAAATATATTTAGAAGATGTAATTGATATTAGACAAATAAAAAATATAAAATTAGCTAATCAATTATTAAAATATAAAAGAGCTAAAAAAGCAAAACAAGATCAAGAAAGAGCACAACAAAATATTCAAGCTCAATCACAAGCTAATGCACAAGCTGCGCAAGCTGCTGAATTAGCAAAATCGCAAGCAGAAAGCATTAAAGCAGAAGCTAAAATAAAATTAGCACAAGCACAGAAAAACTTTGATATTGAAAAATTAGAAAGAGAAGCTCAAATTAAAAAGGAGCTTATGCTTGAAGAATTTAAAATGAATATGAAGTTAAAGGATGCTGAACTTAGTACTAAAAAAGAAATTGCTGGTACTAAAACACAGCAAACACAAAAACCAAAAGAATTTGAATCTAGTGGCAATGATGTTTTAGGAGGTATAGATCTAAGTAGATTTGAACCTAGATAATTTTAAACTATTATATATTATTTAATTATGGAAAAATGGAAAGTTAAAGGGATCGTTACGGACGAACCAAAATCTAAACAACAAACAGAACAAGCTGTTTTAGATAAAGCTGTAGAAAAAGGTGAAATTGAACCAGAAGCTGCGGGTAAAAAAGATAACGATGTTATAAAAGTAGATTTAGATAAATTAAAAAATCAAGAAAAAGATGCCGTTCAAAAGCAAAGCACAAATGAGGTATCTGTACGCGACGGATCCGAAACTAGCGAAGAAGTTCAAAAGGAAAACAAAGAGGAAGTTAAAAAACCTGCCGGAGAAAATAAACAAGAAGAAAAAAATAAAGGTAACGAAGAAAAACAGGGGGAAGAAATAAACTCACCTATTGAACTTATACAAGAAGAAGAAAATAAACAGCCAGAAAAAGTTGATAATCAACCTAAGATTGATCAGCGATCGGCTGAAGTAAATAAAAAATCTGAACCACAACCTGAAATAAATTTACCAGAAAATATTGATAAACTTGTAAAATTTATGGATGAAACCGGTGGTTCAATTGAAGATTATGTTGATCTTAATAAAGATGTATCTAATTTTTCAGATGCAGAGTTATTAAGACAATATTATACAAAATCTAAACCTTGGGATCAAAAAGAAATTACAGAATACATGGAAGATAATTTTTCATATTCTGAAGAAGAAGATGATCCTAGAGATATAAGAAGTAAGCAAAGAGCTTACAAAGAAGAAATTTATAATGCTAAAAAGTTTTTTGATACTAATAAAGAAAAATACTATGCGGATCTTAAGTTAAGACGTAAACAAGAAATTCCACAAGAGTATACAGAAGCTTATCAGAATTATAACAATTTAAAACAAGAACAAGAAAAATCACAACAACTTACACAGCTATTTTTAGAAAAAACTGATTCTGTTTTTGGTGATAACTTTAAAGGATTTGATTTCCAAGTTGGAAATAATAAATATAGATATAAAGTTAATAATATTGCTGAAACAAAAAAAGTTCAATCTAACATTTCAGAATTTGTTAATAATTATTTAAATGACAAAGGTGAGATGGAAAACGCTACAGGTTACCATAAAGCTTTATTTGCTGCAAGAAATGCAGATAAATTAGCTGAGCATTTTTATCAGCAAGGCCGTGCCGATGCTTTACGTGAAAATGCTAAAGAAGCTAAAAATATTGATATGGAACCAAGAAAAGAAGGCTTTATAGAAACTAAAGCTGGACAAAAATTTAGAGTTGTTACGGGTGATTCAAGTTCAAAACTTAGAGTTAAACTTAAACAATAAAAATTTATAAAAAATGGGACTAACAACTGGAATAGAACATTTGACGCCTTCGCCTAGCAAAGGCCAACTGTTCCAAGGTAATTATATTACCAATTTTGATTTTACAAACCAGTTCTTACCCGATGTTTATGAAAAGCAAGCTGAAATTTATGGAAACAGATCTATTGGTGGTTTCTTAAAATTAGTATCTGCAGAGATGCCTTCAGCTTCTGATGAAATAAGATGGGTAGAACAAGGTAGATTACATATAGCTTATAACAATGTAGCTGTATCTGGAAACGTATTTACAGTAACTTTAGCAGCTAATCCTGATGGAACTGCTTATCCCGCTGCTGCTGCTTCTGCAATAAGAGTAGGACAAACAATTATGGCCCAAGGGGTTAACAGTGGAGGAGCACTAAACGGTGCTGTATTAAGAGGTGTTGTAACTGTAGCTGGAGCTGCTGCTTCAGGCGATACATCAACATTTACAGCAGTATGTTTAGAAGCAGCTAACTGGGGTACTGTAGCATCTAATCCAAAAGCAAGAGTATTAGTATATGGTTCTGAATTTGCAAAAGGTACAGACGGAATGACTGGCTCAATTGATGCTAGTTATTCTTCTTATACTAATAAGCCAATGATACTAAAAGATAATTATCAAATCAATGGCTCTGATACTGCACAGATAGGATGGATTGAAGTCACTTCTGAAAATGGAGCTTCTGGATATTTATGGTATTTACAATCTGAACACGAAACTCGTCAAAGATTT